AGGAATAATTGCAGTTGAAACTGTAACATCTGAGACTGTTTCATACGAAGTCTTCAGAGCCATTTTAGTTTCAATACCAGTTCTAGACTGTCCAACTTGAGTTGCGAATGTTTGAGAAACAGTATACCCAGCAGCAACTGCACCCCCACCAAAATCCCCACCGAGCATACCTGCATTTCGAGCAGCATTTACAGCGACATTGGCACCACTATATTGTACTGGTCCAGCAACAGTTACGCCTGTCCATTCAGTCTGCCATGCATTCCAAACAGTGCCAAGCGCACCTGATTTTTGTGCAAGAGTTAAAATAGTATTATAGTTACCTTCAACCTGTTGGATAATATCTGGTAGACGATTAACTTCAAACCAGTCATCAGATGGTGGGTTTAATTGAACATCACCAATAAAAGTAAATATAGCAAATGGGTTAATATTCTCTAAACGAGAAGCATATTGCTGCGTAATTAATGGAGTAGTAGTATATGGTAGTGTAATTAGATCGCCAGTCAACTTATAATTCGCTGAAACTCTAGCAGAATTATTGGAATATTTTTCCAATAAATTTACATTATACATTGAATAGAATGGACGTAACTGATTGTTTTCCATATCAATAGCGCACATATAATCTAATGATTTACTATCTGCTAATTTACCACCACTAAAATTATCAACAACAAATCCATTCTTCATACGATCTAGACCACTAGAATCAGTAATTTTTAATGATTGAGTTTCTTGCTCAAGCATCGATAGCGAAGTATAATACTCTAAGTTATTAATTCTAGATTCAAGTTTACCAATATCACGCATAGTGTATCGTTTATTATCAACTTTTCTAGAAAGAACATTATTAGCATCTGCGCTAAACGTGTATGCGCTTAAATCTAATGTGTATAATATCATTGCAAGATCTGGATCTGAGGGATATCCAGGCACCAATGAAGATACGCCAGTTACATCAAACAAATTACCATTAATATCTAATGCAATTTTATCTTTTCTTGGCAAATAGTAACTGTAATCAGCAGTAGCTGCCTGACCACGTTTTGGCACAGCGGAAATAATAGAACCAGTGGAAACAAAGTTTTTAGCACTACCTGCAGATTTATCCGCAACACGTGGTCTAAAGTCTAAAGAATCTCTTAATGATTGTGGAATTTGTTTATAGTCAATACCGCTATATGAATTTACATCAAAATAGTCACCAGCGCCATGTTCAAAATATTGATATGTTATTTTAAATGGGTTTGTAGGTGCAGAAAAAGATGGATTTAATGTTAATGATGCCCAATCATAATGACTTGATTTTTGACCGTTATCAATAGTAAATCTATCTGAAATATCAACAGTATATGAACTGCCAGATGGAGTAGAACCCCACGCTGCACCTGGAGCCATCATAATACTCACAACTTTAAATAAGTCTGCTTTGTCCAAATAAATTGTAGATGCTTGAGCAGCAATTTGTGTATTAAATACTTCAGAAGTGTTAGTGAGGGTTTTAGTTTTCTCAAATCCAGAACCATTTCTAATGACTACTGCAATAACAGAAATAGATCTACCAGATTGACCAGCAGGAACAACGATAGTGCAAGTAGAACCAGAAACACTAATAGAAACAGGAGTAATAATCGTTCCACCAGCAGTAGCATCATTATCAATAACTGTATAATTAGTTTGCTCTGAAGATGGAGCGAATGTTCCAGAAGTACTTAATGTTACAGAAGTTCCAGTTGCAGTTTGAGTAAATTTCTGATAACAGTAGTATGTAGTATTATTAGTTCCACCTGAACCAGCAGTTCTTACTGAACGAATTGCATTATATGGCAGCGGGAAAATTAAAGATGTTTTAGTTGGTTCTAGAATTTGAGTAGTACATCTAGCAATAGTTGCACCAGTTACTGTTATTGTTGAATCAACAGTAATAGTTCCCTGAGCACTAACAGTGGCCACTTTACGATAAGATCCACCAACACCACCAATAAGAACTAAATCATTTACCTTTAAATCAGTTAAGAAAGAAGTTCCAGTACCAGTAATAGTAGTACTAGATGCAGTAACTGAACCAATTAGTTGAGTAACTACTGGGCTAATATCAGCAGTAAAGTTTAAATTTGCGTCTGATAGCGCAGTATATCCTACACATTTAACATCACTATTAAATGCATATCCTGGATTCATTTGTACATCAAATAATCCAAGTTTATAGACTGCAGAATATCCAACTGGCAGTCCAGTGTGCCACTCCATAAAACGAGCACGAGCATATCCAACAACAGTTCCCTGTGGGTTTCCACGATTTGAAGAACCAGTAATTCCATTATAAAGAGTAACCTGAGCCAATTGATCAATTGGAGGTAAATTATTTACATTGGTAACTAATAGATAATTACCAACAGTGGTATCAATAACTGAGGCAGTTGCTTGAGAATATATTCTTGCTTTATCAACAGGGATATATGTTACTGATGTTTTTTCAACTTCATAGCCATGAACATATGCTTTACCTGCTTCAATACCAATAGCAAGTTTAGACTCACTACCATTTAAATTAATACCACGATTATACGCTGGCATAGTATCATACTGCCAGTTAACACCAGTTGCGCCTGGACCATCATAAGCAGATGATGTAGTGTGAGTTGGTGGCGTTGTGATTGAAGTTGCTGAATTTAAGGCAGTATATGTGTAACCACCATATGAAACGATATCACCAATTAAATATGCAGTGCTAGCAAGCCAAGTACCACGATTGTTATTGCGATGTTCACGGATATCAATATCAAATCCACGAATTGCATAATCACCAGATTCATCATATGTTCGTGTTGCCAATTCAACAGCAAGTTGAGAATATTTGGTTTTGTCAACAATCGTGTTTATATAACCATCAGTGACACGAATTAATTCTACAAAATTAGAATCAGATGTTGAATCAATTGTAAGTTTCTTTAGTGTTAAGTCAATATAGTAACGATGAGCACCTGGAGCAGCATAGTTAAATGAGTTTTGCGCATTGTCTAAAAGAGATTCATCTTCTTCAGGTGTAATAATTTCTTCAGAAACTGATAGACCAATACGATATGTTGGCGCATTTGAATATTTGTCAAGGACAATGGTTTGAGTATCAACTAAACAAAAATGACCATTAATATAGTAAACACCTTGTTTAACAGTTGATGTGGATCCTTTACCAACTGCAGAAGAAGCAGCAGCCTGAACAGAATACACATTATCTGATGTGATCAAGACTTCAGAATTAGAGAATGTTTTTGTTGTTGTATTAGTACCAGATACTGTATATGTTAGATAAAGTGTAGTTGGATCACTAGATTCTGCGCTCTGAACAATATCAACTACAGCTTTAACACCAGAAGACTGCCCAATTAAGGTTTTACCCTTTAGCGAAGATAAAAATGTTTCAACTGCAACACCATTATATAATGACTGAAGTTTTACATAGTCATGGCCAGCACCTGGTTGTGATATAACTTTAACAGAAGACTCGCCTGGAATAACCATGGCACCTTGCTTAAAGATAGCATCACCATGGCTTTTAATTTGATTCTGCAGAATACTCTGCATTTGAGTTAGTTCGCGAGCCTGAACCGCAAATGATGGGCGATAAAGAATACGATAAAACTTTTTAGTTTCGTCGTAGTCGTCGTTATACGGTTCGGTATTGAAATCTAGCATTCTTTTACTCTTTAAGTTATTTGTTTATTTATGTTAGAAATGTATAACAGTTCTTAGAGTCACGTTTTGGTCAGCAGTTGGGGTAAAGGCTACTTTGTTGTCTATAAACAACAGATGTCCTGAATATTTATCTGCGTTTGGAGCAGTTACACCTGAAGCCGAGAAAGTATTTCCAGCAGCATTTAAAAATACATTACCAACAGCAGGAACTGCATTATCTAACGATTGCAATAGAGCACCAGTAGAAGTAAGGGAAACTATTCTAAACAGTGGTCCAGTTGAAGACCCAAGAGTAACTGCCATATCTTGAGTAAAATTAGTTGTATCAATATATGCAGTGACTACATAACAAGCAGAAGCAAGACTACTTGCTAAGTTTCCATATGCACCAAACTGTCTAGGATTTTTAATAATACCTAATTGACGGAAGTCGTTATTAACATTAAATCCTTGATTTGTGTCTTTAGATACGTTACTGTAGAACATTAATGTTTTAGAAAACATTCCAGTGATTGGATCTTTACCATGACCACCATATGGAGCCATAACCCCACGAGCAACAGCACCATATCCACCACCCTGATCAAATGCTACTTTACACCAACGGTAACCAAGACCGTAATTAGTAACTTCAATTTTACGTATTGCTCCATTTAATACATGGGCAGTTGCAGCAGCACCAGTGCCATCACCAGTAATAGTAACAGGGAAATCTGAGCCATATCCATATCCGCCAGAAACAACTGGGTAAGCCATAATACGACCATCAGGTGTTAATAATTCTGTGTTTGCCTGAAGCGTATTAATATCACCTGGAGAAAGATCTGCGCTTAACTGAGCAGAAGTTCCATCACCACTTACTGTTAAGTTAGCATATGTATATCCAACTCCGCCATCATCAATCTGAACAGATCTAATTTGACCATTAACAATTAATGGAATTAATTTTGCTGAAGATTGAACACCAACAAAATAACCAGCAGCACCAGTGCCTGCGGAAACTGGAGTAATTGTTACTGTTGGTAAAGCAGAATATCCAGAGCCATATTTTAAGTTAACAGTACCAGTAGCAGTGGAACCTGCATATTTTAAAGTAGCAGTACCATTTGATGCAGTCTGCATTGTTGGCGTGCCCAGCACTAAACCAGTGCCACCACCGCCAGTAAAAGTAACAACTGGAGGATTGATATATCCAGTAC